GTCCTCAAGTCTGCACGATCATTGTAGTTCTCATCACCTCCTGCTGTCAAGCATGCCATGCAGAGATCAATGAACTCATCTGTGTTCGCGCAGCGCAGCGTAGACTCGTAGTCTGTTAGCTCTATGTTGCATGCCTTACATCTCATATCAACCTCCGCAGTACCCAGAATCACAATCAACATCTATTAATTCTATTTGATCGGTGTTGTTTTTTCTATAGTTATTTGTTCTAGCCCACTTAACAACATCTCTAATATTGTCAGCGCCTAGCTTTGAGTTTGGATTAAACCAAGAAGAACCTGTTGCTTTTTCAACGCGCTCGACCTTTAGTATATCTTCTTCTGACATCTCTGCTATGCCTGCCTTGCGCTGGTAGATGCAAGGGAAACACTCTCTGCTACGGTGCGGGAGAATCTCAAGCTCGGTAGCTTTTATAAGAGAGTCTCTTTCTTCTTCGCTGTAACGAACAAGCGGTGCCCATAGTGAACGACCTCCATGACCTTCGCTTTCTTCTGTGTGTTCTGGAAACCTAGAGCGTCTTGCTGATTCCTCGCGTCGTACTCCTATCAATACTGTTGCCTCTTTGTCAGGATCGTGTTCATCCATCAAAGCAAGGCTGGGTGCTATCTTAAGTTGTTGAGTGCAAAACTGGCGACGGAATGCTGGTGTTATCTGTCGTTGTTCGCAAAGCTCTTCCATCCCTATTGTCTTTGTTCGAACAAAACAAAAACCCATGTCACCTGCTAGCTGATCTACTTCCTCTATTCTTTTTTCCCAGTCTGGATGGTGCCATCCGGTGTCATTGTACACAACAAGCACGTTTTTTAAGTATCTATCAAAAGCCCACTGCATCAAAGCAACACTGTCGTTGCCGCATGATGTAAATAAAAAGTAATCAAAGTTCATAATGCAATCTCCTCAGTGCTTAAACGTCCAGTGTTCTCATCGTAAATCAGATACCCTGCTGGCCCAGTCTTACCGCTGAACCTGTTCTTCAACACACGCAGGCGCGTTCGGTTTCGCTCGTCTACATCCTCTGCCTGGCTGTTACGTTCCGCACCGATCACCGCATCTGATAGCTGTGCAATGGCTGCACTGCCTCGTAACATGCCAAGGCTGGTGACTGCTCCGTCCTCAAGTGACTTGCCTTCAGGACGTTTGAGGTGGCTAACAAGCAGCAGTGTAACGCGCATCTCCTGACAGAACATCCGCAGCTTTGTCATTATCATGTCGATAGCCCTGCGTTCGTCACCGTTCTGCTGATCTGAAACCAGTATCGACAGGTGATCGAGCACGATGAACTTACACCCCAGTCCTTTGACGAAGTAACGCATCCGTCCCAGCACACGTTCGATCTCGTTACTACCGAAGCTGTCCCAGAAGTACACACGATTCTCGTAGTCACCTGCAGTGTAGACTTCCATCACCTCTTCCGGTGTGTAGTCAACGTCTGGTAGGTGGATAGGTTTGTTCATCTCCAGCCCGATCAAGCCGCGCAGTGTACGCTCCGGTGTCTCTTCAAGAAACATCAAGCCAACAGGGTCATCCGTCTGTCTCATCATGTGAACGACAAGCTCACGCAGTATGGTTGACTTACCGAGACCACTGCCAGCGCACAACGTAACCAGTTCAGCAGGACGTATACCGTATAACATGTTATCCAACTGCTCCCAAGGGTACGTTAACTTACTGCGCTTCATGGGAACCAGTACGTCATCGAGCAACTCGTATGCAGAAACAATACCGTCTGGCGTAAACGTCTCCGCACTCCACCACGCCTGCGTAAACCGCAGTGCTTGATTGTTGATGAGATAGTCATTGGCATCCTTGTAGTCAGTCAACTTAACTACCTTCGCCTTGTTACCAAACATCTCAGCACAGGACTTCGCCGCTTCCCGACCATGCTCGTCGGCATCGAAGCAGATCACGATGTTGTCGAAGCTGTTCAGGTATTCGAAGTGTGCCTGACAGTCTTTAACTGCACTGCCTGCGCCGTTCCGAATACTAACGACGGGGTATTTGTTTTCGAACATCTGCGACACAGCCATCGCATCGAACTCACCTTCAGTGATGGTGATGTACTTGCCTCCGGCTGGGAACAGTTGCTGCCCGAACATCTTTGCTTTGTTCCAATCGCCTCCGATCAGGAAACGTTTGTCAGGGTAGCGGGTCTTCGATGCCACCGGCTCAGTGCCTTCACCGTAGTAACCAAAGACAACGTTGTCACCATCGACTAGCGCGTTGTACTTCTGCGCTGTCTCTTTCTTGATACGTCGGTTGATGATGGCTGAGTAGCTACCCGTCAACAGCTTGGCGTTAACCTGCTTCTTGGTTTCTGGTTTGTGCAAAGTCCTTACCTTATCCGGTGGTGTGTACGTCTGACACGAATAACAATATGTCGAACGATTGTCGTTGATCGTGAGCGCATCGCTACTGCCGCAGTCCTCACATGGTTGATGTGTTTTTAAGTAAGCCATAACCGTCCTCTTAACAGTTCCTGTTCAGTAACTTAACAGTAAATTTATAATAAGTTATACAGTTAAGTGCTTAACAGTTCTTTAAAGTAATATTTTAGCATGAATTTCACTGGCTGTCAACCCCTTCTCAGCATTCTTCACTGCCTTAGATAGATCTCTGATGACGTTCTCAAGATCTAAGATGGCGAAGCAATCCAGCGCGTCAGTGCCTGCGTCACTCATCTCATGCAGCAAACCCAGTGCATGTTTGGCACTCTGCAATGCTTGCTCTCGCTTGACTGTATCAGGTGTGTTCATTCGTAACCTCCCCAGAATTCATCACGAGCGAAATCATACAGCTTATCCAGCGTCGTGTCAAACAAAAAGTCCGTTACTTCTATCTTGAAATCAGATGTCAGGTATGCGTTGACGTACATCTCGTCCTCGATCAAGTCCCACTTGACGTACAGCATCAAGTCCTCTGCCTCGTAATCGAAGTAACCCCTACCGTTCTTTGGTGTGCTCATTCGTCTCTCCCCTTGATGTCTAACCAAATAACAATAACCCCAAACAGTATCATGTATAACATAAAATCCTGCACTGTCATACGTCCTCCAAATCCCACAGCCCATCGGTGTCCCGCGCTACGTTGTAATCGTTAAGCTGGAGCCACTCGCCTACCTGATCCGGTATGCCGTAACACATATCGTAATCGTATATGTTACCTGATCCGTCAAGGTAGACACAGCATGCGTCATCCTCGCCGTATTCGATGTGCTCGAAATAGATTTGCTCGCGGTTCTGATAAATTGTGAAGTCTTTATATTCGATATAGTCCATTAGATTTCTCCCTCATAAGTCGATAACAAAACCTGAAGTGTCGCGCTTCGCTTTGCCTTTCGCACGTAAACCTACTACCACGTTGGGCTTGTCGTAAAAGCGCATGTCGTGAATGTCGCCGTCAATTACCTCCCTGTCAAGATACATTAGTGGTAAATCTTTGCGAAATACTACCGCAATATTGTGCTTAGATTGCTTGACTTTTTCAGCGTACTTTAGATTAGCACCGCTGTAGCTGGCTGTCAAGTGGTAGTTATCCGGCACTTTGCGTGTCGGTAGTTTGGTGTAGTCGTAGAACTGAATGTCTGGAAAGTCCTGCGGTATACCGTAGTTTTCCCACGCAATGTCTGACGTACCGTTGAGACGCACCGCCGGTGACAAGCCGCGCTTATAACATGTTACGTTGATGCGTGTTAGCTCGTCACGCAGTTGCTGTAAGAATGCGTCACGATCATTAAGCCAGTAGTCTAGCTTGCGTTGCCGCGCAGCCTGCACACTATTCATCGCGCCTCTGCCTGCGGTGTTGAGACAGCCTGCCTCGCATTGTGCAAGCTCTGACATGGGGCAGACTAATCTGTCAGGACGCATATACATAATATAGCTACGCATTCTGTCAGAATACTTTGCGTTTTTGCGTAGCTTTGCGTTGGTGGTTTGCTCTGCTAATAGTTTCATCGTTCAGCCCTCTTTTGATTTTCAAAGTAATCGTCTAAAGCCTTTCGCCATACGTCATCACCAAACATTCTCGCGTATGCCGCATAGTGAAAATGTGACGTGCTTACAATAGGCGAATCTGTTTTTAACTTGTAGATGTACGCTTCTACTGCCTCTGATAGTTTCATAACTTGTTACGCTCCTTTTCTATTCTATCGCGCAATGGCGTAGGTTTCTTTGACATATACCGCATCATGTCTAACAAATCGGATGCGCCTATCCATTCTTCAGGATACGGTGACGATTCGATCAGCGCATGTATCGCTTGCAATTCTGCGTCATCTACGCATGGCTTGTGCGTGCATGGCTCTGCTTTTGGCGGGTACATCATCGCATTGCAACCATACTTTGCAAATGCTTTTCCGGCTTGATCGTATGACATATCCTCGACATCGTGCAGTGTATCGTGATCCCAAGGTTCGCCACAAAATCTACATTGAATATCCATCAGAAATCCTCCAAGTTAAACAAAATGTAAACACCAACAACAAACGCGATCAGTATGATAATCATAACTTGTTATGCTCCCTCTTATTGCGGTTGCCTGACCACTCTGGCAAAACAACCAGAATCGAATAGCCGGTCTACTGTCCGGTTAGCTAGCTCAGCGCAATGTATTCCTTTGCTGTGAATATCCCATGATGCATTGTCCTTATTCCAGATTAGCACACAAAACATAATATCCTCCCTATCGATATCTATGCTCAATTGTAACTTGTTACGCTCCCCAAACTATGTGGTTTAGATGCTTTGATTTTTTGCGCTTACCCTGCCGCACTGCGCGAGTGTTTGCGCTTCCTTTACCGCGCACTTCATACTTGAGCGCAGTATACCCCAGCTTTTCGCGAATGTATTCCAAATCGGTTTTCATAACTTGTTATGCTCCCATAGATTGGTGAAGCTACCCCATTACAGGGTAGCCGCCGCATCTGCTAACAGTATGGCAAGCTTCGCCAATTGCTCTTCTGACAGTGTACCGGATGAGATCGCTTTGGCAGTCTCGATGAGTATATTGTCACCATCGGATTCAGTCTCGGCTTTGGGTGCTTTGACGGTCCATTGCATGCCATTATCTGTTTTCTTAAATGACAGCCCGTAGCCTTTCTGCGTTATTTTGTCGCGCTCTTTACCATTCTTGAGCGTTACAGTCTCAACCACTGCGCCAAAACATTCCAGATTTCGGGATTCTCGGTTGATCGTGCTTTTGAGAATTGCAAGTGCTTTGGCGTTATCATCCGCCAACAATTCCAGAATAGCATCAACCAGCAGAGCATCGGAATCATTGTGAAACTGTATTGAATCATCTTGAATTGTGAAGCTTGAGCTTTCCAAAACGTCACGCACGCAAGCGGAAAGATTTTTAGCCACATTGGCGGCATTAGCAATATCAGAGTTATACATAATCAATGTCCTTGTAATAAGTTACGATTGATCAATTCACCATGAATTAACCATGTGCCTAGCTTGAACGAATCAATCTGGAATGTCTAGGTAATATTACCATTTTCTTAGAAACATTTTGGAATAAGCTTATAACCAAATAGAATCTGTACCGCGCAGGTAACCTGTATAGAATCACTACATGTATGGATGTACAGTACTGTATAGCTGTCCAGTACTGTATGGCTGTACAGTACCTGCATAGACTCTCACACCTGATAATCTAAATCGTAATGATAATGATTCTCATTTGCATCTGCACAGTCTAGCGCTAATGATAACGCTAATGAGAATGATTCGTGTTACGATTTAGGCACCGGGGAGGAGGAGATGACTGCGCTGTACTGTACTGTTGCTGCACAGATACAAAAAAGAGGCAAAATAGAAACAAAATAACTGTGTGAATAGTAACAAAATAAACTAAGTAGTTCAAAGACTTAACAGAATCTGTATTGCGCTGTTTCGAATAACGAAAAAGGAGCCGTATAGGGTCAGTATAGATTGGTAATAATACACAGATTGCTAAATAGTTCTTGACAAATGCTCAAAAGTATGCTATAATATACTGTATAGATAAGCATTTAAAGAGTATAGAATCTGTACAGCGCTGGTTAAGGCCCGGTTAAGCAGTTCAGTTACACCGCTGTTATTAATATAATTATATTTTTAATATTTCTGGACTTAACTGAACAGGGACTGAACTGCAGAACCGAATCCAACCAGAACTGAACTGCTGAACTGTAACTTAACCGTGCCTTTAAAG